GTTCCATTTCAGAGTTCTCGGCTTATCGAGGTCAATTGTGACGCTTGGAAGTCCCTTTTCGGGATTGGATTTCTTGGCAGCCATGATCAGGCCCTCCGCATGGTCTTTTCAATGATTCGATTTATTTCGGTTGGATTCAGCGGGCTTCCGTGAAATGTGATCATTGGATTTAATGTTATTTCAGACGGTTCAATTCTGTCGGCCATTTGCCGTAGCATATTAGCAACAAATTTCTTCATAACATACATCTCCTGTAAATAAAATCAGGAGCCGGGCCGATCAATCTAATGATCTCATCTATAGGTAGCAAGCCTATTGGTTCGTACAAGCCCGGCGGATCCTGTCTATTTATAAATATCTGTGGATTCTTCCACAGATTTACGCTTGATCTTCAGCTTTGGCATCGGCGATAGCTCCTCTTCAATGCCTTCCGCCGTCGTTCCGTCTGGTCTGTGCCAACACTTGCATATATTGCAGTATGTGTTGGTCATCTCATCCCTTCCTGTAATATATGCCAGTCGGGCCGTGGTTCCTGAAGGTCAGACTGACTGGCACAAGCGCTCCAGCATCGAAATTGGGATTGAATTTTTGGATAATCCCAAAGCCTTCATATCGCTTATCGTTGGCCTCGTCGGTGTAGAGGACCACGACCACCTTAGATGTTTCCGAGGAGTAATCGGTTGCATCAAGGCCACCGGCCAGGTGAGTATGTGTCAGCGCTGCGACAATTCCGGCCCCGGTTTCGCCATCTTTTACTGTTGCGGAAATCCCCAATGCCAAAACTGCCGGGCATTGCAGAATAGCCGCCAATTGTGATGCAGTGGTGGTAATTGCCCCGGTCGCATAAGCCAGCGTGACCGTGATATTATAACCAACCACGGAAACGGATAAGCTACCAGGAGCAGCCGGATCAACCAACGTGATTGACACCAGATCCCCCTCTGGTCCGCCTGGTAGGTGAATTAGCGTTATGTGACTGTTGGCGTTTCCGCCCGCTGTGGTATACGTTGACTGCGTATTCATCCAGTGGGATTTTGCGGTTGCCTCCCATTGCTTGTGAATCAGAGCGGTCGACTGGCAAGAGTCCCCAAGATGCATGTAGGCCTCTTCCTTCCAGCTTTCGGACAGTTGCCAATCCAGCACTCCTAAGAACTCAGTCACGGTCAGGTAGTGGCCGGTAGCACATCTGACCACATCTGTTGACCCTCTGGCAGTCGATAGCTTTATCCTGCCACCGCAATGCTCAATTTTGGCGGGGCTCAGAGCAACGAATGTTCCATTTCCCGCAGTGTCCGCTTCGAATGTTGGCACGCTGTCATCATTCATATATCGTTTGGCGGCGGCGGTGATCTCGTAGACCGTATACCGGGCGACGCCGTCCGAGAGTAAATTAACCTCGGACATGGCTTCGTTTGAATAGTTGTTATTCGCCCCGCGCGCCAAATACAGAGCCCCGGAATAGCCGTGCATCGGTGCAATGTCTGTCATGGACACCTACCTAAGAGTGAGTCCAAGTTAGAACAGATGCCCCGGTTGCTGGCTTGAAGGTGAAAGTCACCACGTTATTCTTTTGTGCATCCTGGGTAACCTTCCAGTCCATTACATGGGCGGTGGAAGTCCAATAGGTGGTCGTTACGTCTTCGTCCGGGTATAGCTTGAAGGCAAGACTTGATCCAGCATCAAACGCCTCATAGATGTCCTTCAGTCCTGGGTTGGAAGCCTCTTCGATGTCATAGGTGGCGGTGAATGAAATGCTCCAGACCTTGTAGTTCATCATTGCAGTGGGCGCTTCATCTCCCCAATGCATCAGGTCCTCCGTATTCCAGCTCTGATCCGGACCGCCGGTCCTTATGCCAAGTACCTCGACGTTGCCAACACCGACAACGAGCTTACTTTCTTTACCTTGTACAGGTACGATATCAACCATTTTCCATTTCTCCTTTTAGATTGCAATCTGTTCTGAGAACGGTACAATGCCTCTGGAAAGTTCCTTCATCGGCGGTGAACGTAACTCTTATGTAGTAATAATTAGTAATTATCCAGTTATGGCAAAGATTAATGAAACGCTTTCGAAGAAGGCCCACCAGGTACTAAGAAAGTACCAATTTGGCCGAAGCAAGGCCAACCAGGTGGCTGCTCTAAATTCTTTGCTGCCCGAATATTGGGAATTGCTTGAGATCGCAAGCGATCTGGCAGAATGCCGTGATCCAATTGAAAACGAAGAGGACCTATGCGTTTTGTGCGCGGGCACATATTCGGATCATGATGCAAAATGTCCATGGATTCGGGCTAGAAAGATAACAGGTGATTTGAAATGAGAACTATTACATATCTGCTTATAGCCATCGCCCTTATCGGCATGGCGAGTGCTGTTGAGCTGTCGAATAGCAACATGTCCCAGAACATCTTTGATGGATTCCTGCAGGAAGATCTGGCCAAGCCTACCGCATTACCCCCGGCAGACGCTTGGAATGTCAGCCAGGAGAGGGTGATCGGAGGGTTCGACTACTCCGACGTGGCTGACCTGACCAACGCCTTCCAGATCGGGGATAGCCTGGTCAGGGCGGGCTACCTGTCAGATGGTAACGGTCATTATCTGGATGGGACCAAGAATTACATCCAGCCTTAAATCTTTTTTCAAACATAATTTACTGTCAATATCTCTTCCCAGGTCGTAAGATCCTCATTTGTGCCCGAATGGTGCATGATGTTTGATACCCCGAGTGGCAAATTCTGGCCGTTATAGGGCACCGTCCGATGTGACCATAGGTAGGTCTTCACCAATTCTGCCAATGATTTTCCATTTGCTTCGCTTACTTTCGATATGCAGCGAACCTCTATCTGGCCCGATACGATCTTGTTGCCATGAGTTCTGGTGCCGAAGTAAGGCTGCTCAGACATGATTAGATCGATAACCGATATGCAAGCATAGGGCGAAGTCGCAAGTAAGCCATCTTGCAGGTCGAAATTCCTGCCAGAGATGACGCCTGATATCAGGCTGCCTATGGCATCGTCGTTTTGCAGGGCGGCTGCTAGGGCGGCGGAAAGGTTGGACATGTGGATCACTCACTGAAAACGCGATCTATGACTTCGGCAGCTTTCGCCTGCATGATAAATACAGCGGGTCTAATGAATGGCCGGCCTCTTTTTGGATCAAACTCCTGAAAAACGGCATAATCTGCCAATGATCCTAACGTGATATCAAATACGCATGGGGCGCGCCTTTCGACGTAGCTACCAGCTTCCAATGCATCGCCCCTCATGTAGTTGGTATCATGCTTTGCCATTTGGTGAGCGGCATTTTTGCCCTCTATCAGGATTTGCTGTGATGCTTTTTCGCCCTTGGCGTCTAGCTGCTTGATCTCTTCAGCGATCGCGGCCCGAAGAGCAGAGGTATCGACTTTCATTTGGATGCTCATGCATAAAGCTCCTGTAACTGTGCCGTGCTCGGGCGCGGGTGATCCGCCACTTGTTTTGTGAACCCATACTCCAGCCAACACCGGCAACTTACATCCTTTTGGGCCGGGAACTCCTGTGTATAGGTCTTCTTTCCAGCCTTTAGGCCAAATTCGTCATCTATGACGATGGTCATTCCGTGAATAGCAGCATGCTCTTTTCGGACTCTGCTATCTCCTACGGTCCACCAGGTCTTTGTGGTGCTTCCGGCGTCCTTTGCGATCTGTAGGCTGCTGCCCCTCACTGCTCGGCCACGTTCGGTACGGATTATCGTTGCCGTTCTGTGACCGGATACGATTTCTTTTAGATGGGGCTCTTTTAGAATTTGTCTAGCCAGTGGTCTTTCATTCTTCTGTGAATTTGACCAGATGTAATTAGTAAGGCGCTTCTTATCGGTTTCAGTCATGCGTCTTATCAAGAACCCACCGCGAGATTTTATGTAATCTGTTGCGATATCTTTGACATTGATAACTGGTTTCAGGCCATAGGTCGCGATGAAAGCCTTCCCGAAGTCGGTCATTTCGGGAAATAGCCACTTCTCCAGTTCTGCCCAAACCGCCCGGTTCTTGGCCGTGGATGCTTTGAGGTATCGGGCCATTGCTCGCCTATCCAGTAGGTCCACCGGATTATATGGGCCTTCTAGATCGAAATAGCCTACAGATTCAAGGTACTGCTTGATATGGGGGCCAAATTTCTGCAATATGGCCTGTATTTCCCTGTCTGGTAGCATTAGGAACCTCTGTAGTGCCCAAGGTGGCATTATCTCATAGTCGGACGTATGATTCTCTATTGTGGAAATAATTATAGCCTTAAATCGTCTATTATTGGATACCGATAAGTATATATGCTTATGAGTACACTATGGTATCTATGGCAAACGTCACAGGAAAGTTCGTGACCGCGAATTATGAAGAGAGAGCCGTTGAATATCACAACACCGTCATGGAGGCTTATAAGTTTCAGTCTATGCATCCCAATAGGTCAATTTCCAGAGTCGAGGCCATGGGCGATCTGACCAGGATTTCGCTTAGGCTGGTGAGGTAAATGTTTAACTTTTTCAATTATCTAACTCATGCAACCGTCATATTCCCTAATACCCAGCTACCATTCGTGTAGTTCCCATTCAGGAAGAGGTAATGACCGTCTTGCACGGCGGCCTCTTCACCGAACAGGTTTCGCATAGTATTATCAATGCCGTCTGGATTCAGCACAATCGGCCCCTGCCCGCCGCCCAATGCGGTGAATCCGGGCGAGTCTTCCGCCCCGGCTATACAACATGCCAGGATGCACACTATCAGAATACGCATAATCGTTTTTTCCGCCTCCTTCTGGGTTTTCTTCATCGATCTGAGCAATAGAACGATAGTTATTATTAGACAGGCTATAATTGCATAAAAAATATAGAAATATATGTGCATGCTCAGTCCCTCTTTTTGCCGTTCACACAGGGGCGGGTCTCAAGATTGTCCCATATTTTTTTGGCCTGAAAATCATGTTCTTTGTATTGCGATTCTAGGCTTTCTTGCTTCAGCAATATTTTGTCTTGCTTTCCCACTACTTCGCAGATCTTCGAAACTATCCGATCAGTGGACTTCTCCCACTCTTTCGGCATCTGGTAGACAAGATATGCACATAGGCCTAAGACAAACAGGAACAAAAGCCCAAATATGATTAGAAAGAAGTCCCCACCAGCTGCCGCAAGGACCATTGATGTCGGATCTGTCGCCATCAGAACGGCACCTCTGACTGCCCCGGACCGTCTAGCTGCGGAACTTGGCTAGGGACCGCGCCCATGACCCAGCCGCGCACAAGCTGCATGAGCTGAGATGCTGTATAGGCCGGATAGTTTCGGAGAGCATAGCAGAGATAGAGGCTGAAGAGGCTTCTGACAAGCCCACCAGAATATCCCCACCAGACGGTTTGGGCAGGGCCGCACCCGCACCAGGTTCTTAGCATGTCGTCGGTGGATGTCCCCGCATAGCAGAATTCAGAGACAACATCAACTTTTGCGCCCCGGTTCAGCGCGGGGAGCAGGATTTGGCCTATCTCATGATCCCGAATGGCCTGTAGATCTGGGGGAACGTAGCATTCATCATATCCATCCGGTTCACTTCCTGGCAACCGACTACCATGCCCCAGCGCCACTACCGCGCCCCGGTCGCCGCCCAGGAGCGAGTTCGAGAATGCAGAAAGGGCGGCCATAACCGAGGCGCTGGTTTGCCCCTGGATCACTGATATAGATGTAAACCCGCGTGCAGCGAGCGTGGCTAGCCAATCGGCCCGGTCGTTTGGTGTGGGGGGAAGCGTATAGGGATACCCGTATGTCGGTGCGATGATAAGGGCTCGTTTGGTCATGATGCCCACCTCAAAGCTTACAGGTAAAGATCGGCTGGAATGGCTGAGTCCAAGGCCCGGATGTATCCGGCGTAGGATATGATACAGGAATATATCGAATCGGTCCGACAATTGGCCGTTTCTCCAGCTTATCTATCCTTGTCTCCATATCCCGATAGGCCTTCTTCCAATCCTGGATAGTCCTATCCTGCACATCGATCCTTTCCCGGAGATGCTTGATCACGGCGCAAATGGCAGCATCAGAGTATACCAGTTCGGGGCATCTCTCATCGCCTTCCCCACACGGACATCCCGGATCGTTTTCGTCATCCTCGAAATATTCCGCCAGGCAGTCCATGATTATACTGCGAAGTTGCTCCATTATGCCGCCTCCGCTACTGTAACCGTCGAATGTGACCCGAAGTAATAACCAATCACAGCACCCAGAATGCCCTCAGTCACGTAGCCATAGGCAAAAAGGCCAACCAGGAGCAGGGCGAGAATGAACCGCTTGCCGATGAGTTCCTTTTCCAGATATGGAGCAAATACGATTTCCACCGTACCGATCTTCATTCTACCGCCTCCACCCATTTCATATTCAGCCACTGCTTCAGCTTGTAATTCTTCATGCAGAACCACATCTTAAGGGGGTCTTGTTGCCATATGGGGCACCGTCTTTGGCGTCATTACCGCCCAGGAAGGCTGCCATCGATGGCGTAAGACTATAAGAAGTAGTATCAAAAGTCCATCCCTCAGAGGCAAAGAAAGCCCCATCGAAGATGTCCTTGGACAGGCCGCTAAGTTGGACTGGTCCGCCTTTCTGTATTCCCTTCACAAGATCCTGGCCGTATCCAACGGATACAAGCATAACCAGTACCACAAGAATTGCTATAAGTCTCATATTAATTGCCTCCTATCTTGAAAGGTTCCAATTTTTCCCTTTTCATCTTTGCCCAAGCCCTTTCCGGATCAATGCCATACTTGAACATGTAGGGCCGCTTTGCCAATGCCGGGCCACCACCACCCGGTCTCCATGCCTTCTTGCCAACGTTATCTACGAAGCCATTGGGCAGCCTGATATCTTCATCATTCCGCATCGGTACGCAGAGCACGTCATCTATGTTCCCTATCCAGACTTCTATGTAGTCCTCGGTGGCTGGTATGCCCTCCGGCAACACAAGCGCACGGCTGCATTCTGGACAGCTTACCAAAGTCCTGCCACCGGTAGATTTTTTGTGCTGGATGGCCAGGGCAATCTCCCTGGAGGAGATGGTGATATCTTCCTCGCAGACGGGGCAGATAGTTTCTAGGTCGGTCATTATAGGCCCCAAAGGAGAGGGTTAAGCCTCTCCGGGCTCTTCATGCGGGGCAGCGATCTCGGGGTGAGTCAGATCCACCAGAACGGCCACATATTTCACGTCATTGTGTGTGACCGGAAAATATCCATCTTCCGCGTTATCGATCTTTTTCTTGATCAGATCAAGCGCGTCTTTGAATGTTTCCTTGTCCTTTGCCTCAATTCCGGCTACATTCCTACCAGAAGCGGACTTCAGAATTTCGTTGGCGGTTCTCTTCACATACTGGGCGATCCCAATAATTTCGTCATTCCAGACCTCGACGGTCTGATCAATAGGTCTTACCATGTTAATTACACTCCTTGGAGCCCTCCACCGGCGTTTCCCTCCGGCTTCATAGGGACTAAATAATAATCACGTTAACATCGCTTTGCCGCGACATAGGTTAGAAAGTTAAAATCTTGATAGTTTCTTTGCCCATATACCCAACTTTGGGCTTAATCGATGATATTGGGTACTCTTTGCCGTTTGTGGTACTGAAAGGATTGTCAATGTCAAACTTGATTATTTCGCCTTCTGCAAATGTCCCTCTTGCTTGCAATTCTGTAGATGCTATGGAAGTCCAACCGCCTTGAGGCGATGGGACATTATGGCTTTTGATCTCGATTTTGCAAGGGAGATCGGTTTCGACCGAATCATAAATATACGCACCACCGGAATCAATAGCATCCACGTGAATGTGGCAATCGAGACCGCTTGTAACAATCACCGGGTTAGCTGTTAATAGCACCGTTGTCGTCTTCGATCCAGCGGCAACGAAAACCAACGCTGCCTCCGAACCAACGGTTACCGAACCGGCAACGTCGGTGTGTCCGGTTATAGACGAGATCGTAACTTTGCACCTAAACGAGACCGTCGGTTTTGTGCTGGTTATGGTCAGAGTGGCGGCACTATTCCCATCATAGATACTGTGGGTGGTCTTTGTGACCCGTTTAGATAAATGAAGAAATCGAGACAAGAAAACACCACCAAAAAAGGATTTTTTATGGACCGCACCGAACTCTGCCCCACATGACCAAAACCG